TCCTATTAGAGTGTTCCGCCTAGTTCCTTTTGGGCTTCTAATTCTTCCCATAAGGTTTTAGGCATTGAGGTAAATTCCTCGTTACCTCTGTCAATTATAACGAATGTTGTCGTTGTACCATCTACATCTGGCACTTCAATTTCTCTAATGTTGTTCATAATTATAACTCCGCACTAAACGCTACGTATGAGGTGTTTTGAGTCTTGCCCCGAAGAAATGAAGGTTGATTGGCGGTCAATCCTGTTATACCGCTGATATATAAAATACAGGTGTTTTTGCTGGTGGATACTGAACCAAATGCGGCAGTTGTTGCATCAGTTCCATAGTTATTGAAATCGCTCACCTGAATAGTTGAATACTCAAGTGATGTTGGTGCGACTCTCATTGATACAGGGAAATTAACCATATGATTTGCCGACGTTGATGCTGCGTTCATACCAACACCGAAAACCGAGTTAGCACTATCAGCGTTAATTCGGTAATAATACCTTTGGCAAGCGGCTAACTCCCCTGCGAGTGTTGCGCTACTGCGGCGGTATGGTAAAGCAACCGAGCCAACATCTATCTGAACACCTGTGATTTCAAAATAATCTGCTGCTCCTGCGGTTCCAACACCTTGATATTGAAAATACGCGGTCAATTCTGTAACTGTTGTAGCAACTGAGCCAGTATATGAAAATCTTTGCCAAGTAGTTGTTAAAGTGGCAGTTTGATTATTTATTGGAAAAGACGCGCCAGTATAAGTAGTTTGATAATTTTGGTCTGTTCCAGTTCCACCAATTAGATAAACAATAAGATTATCTGATGCCATTGAAAAATTTGCACCTTTACGAGCGTAAAATGACATTGTTACTGTCTTGCCAGCAAAGGGAATAGAATTTGCACTTTCCATTGACTGAATAAAAGAAACTGCAGTCGTTGTAGTTTGTCCGCTATTTCTTGCAAATCTAGCGCAATATTGAATATTTGGTAAATTGGTTGTATCCGAAGTAGTTTGACGAGAAACTGTGAATGAAGAAGTAGCATTAGTGCTCCATCTATCTGCCGTATAAAGAACAGCACCAGTTCCAGCAATAGAAGTTCCGCGCTGCCAAATATCAAATGACGAGTTCAAAATTGGATTAGAGGCGCTTGGTGTAGCGCTATATCTCAATCCTACTGTGGCGGAAGAATCTGCAACAATAGTGTCGCCTGAATTTCCAACAGTGAGCTTGGCGAAGGTGTCTGCGCCTGTTCCCACCACGAGATCACCTTTGGCGTCGAATGTCGTTGCGACATCGCTTGTGATAGTTGGCACTGGCCCTGTTGCTGATGAGATTGAAATGCCTGTGCCTGCGGTCAAGCCTGTAATGTCGCCGGTTGCGCCGACCCACGCTGATCCGTCATACACCTCTAGGGTGTTGGTGTCTTGAAGGTAGCTCACCATTCCTTCGGCTAGGACTCCCGAAAGAGCAGAGGTGCGAGCTGCCGAACTAGCAAAGACCATCACAGTCTGTTGCATCAAGTAAGTGTTCACTTGGGCGGCCGTCAAGACATCGCCGGTGTTGAACAGTTTATATCCTGCTCCTGCCATTGTTTCTCCTATTTAGTAACTGAGAGCGCCTGCCACATCAAGAACGCCTTGAGTTGCAGAATCTAAAATGAATGCCTGAATTATAGGCTCGGCCGTCAACACCTTTGTTGTGAAGGTGGTGCGGGTGATGTCGTGCTGAAGACCTTGAACAAAAACTTCTCGAGTGATGGAAGTCGCCCCTGCCATCGTCTTTGTGACATCTACAAGGTTGAAAATCTCCATATCCAAGCCCGCAATGACTAACGAGGAATTGTCTTCCATCAAGTTCAAAGTCATAGAGTCAACGCGAACCTGAGTGTCTTTGCGAGCATCAAGGATCATCTCTGCCTGCTCTAGGGCTTCGGCGTCAGTCTGAACCAAGATACCTTCTCGGGTTCCTGCGTGGATGTAATAGGTGTCAATCGAGGTCTGATCAAAGACATTCTGAGGGGTGCCATTGAGCCTTGTCACTGTCACATCATTGACAATCAAAGCGTCATCAAAGGCAAGGTCAATTTGTGCATAGGGAAGTTCAATCCCATCATCGCTGAAAACATAGGGAGTTGCGTCAGCATATTTGCTGACTGTGTCGCGGTCATAGAAGGTTGCTCGACCTTCGGCATCCATAAAGAAGGCACCGAACTCGCTTTGCTCAACTGTCTGAATTGCATCAAGGAGATTGCGAACTCCGCCAGGATCGTCTTGAAGGGTAGAGTCACCGGCATCAATATCACGCAAGGATTCAGGCCAACTTGTAAGGTCAAGAAGGTCGTTGACTCGTGTGCCTGAAAGGTCGCCTGCGGCTGCCGCAGGAACTGTGTCAATCTGTGCGTTTTGGAAGAGCCTGAAGGCATCTACGCACTGAAGAACAACCTTGTCAGTTGATTCTACGCCTCGCACGAATTGAAGGTCATAACTCGTGATGTAACCTGTGAAGAGGATATATCTGACGCCAAGATAGTCGGCATATATCTGAATTTTGCGCAGAGGAATGAGATTTGGATAGTAAATAGAACTTGTGTTGGCAGGATTCCAATCACCCGTTTGGTCACGAACTTCTACAACCGCGCTTCCTGCTTCAAACTTATTGAGAAGGCGATTGCGACCGCGACGAACGCTGACGCGAAGAACACTTGGAGTGATGTCCACATTGGCATCAAAATCTGCCAACTGACCTGTTCCGAGAACACCTTTTGTGGCACTGTCTAAAGTGAAAGCAGTAGAGACGAAGGCAGGGCCTTGTGAAAAGTCAATACTGACGCCAAGTTGCGGTGATGCCATTAGAGAACCTGCGAATTATAGAGAATTGAACCGCCACTCTGTTGAGTTGCAAGCAATTTCTGACGAATACTCTCAGCAAGATCATCTTCGCTTGTGACGCTACCTTGAACAGTGACATTGATTGTCATTCCTTCATTCTCTTTCATTCGGAAGGAGCCGACATCAAATGTTGAACCTGAAGTGATTGTGCCTGGCGATAATGACATCATCACTTTTGCTTTGCTTTGTTCGTCAACAACAGTGCCAAGAGATTCTGAACCAAATGTCAAAGTATCTTTCAACTCATCAATTTGTTCTTTGAGTTTGAATCCGAGTGCAGAGCCTGCATCAACAGTTCCGCGCAATTCCGTCAAAGTGTTGATTTGATCTTGAATTTTTGTTCCGGCGGATGTGAGTAAGAGGCCGCCACCGCCACCACCGCCGCCGCCACCTGCTCCACCGCCACCGCCACCGCCACCGCCGCCTGCGCCACCACCGCCGCCACCAGGTAGGTTGGCAGAGCCAAGGGCTTTGAGATAGGCATTCAGAGCGGCAAGGGCATCAATCCACGATTGTTCTGCCATTTTGCCAGGGTCATCCCATGTCTGCGAAAAGACAGTTCCATCTTGAACTTGTTTTGCATAAGCGAGAACTTGAGCGCGGGTCATTCCCCACTTGCCCATCAGTTCTTCAACTTCTTTGTCGTCAATCTTTTCGTCTTTGAGAGCGCGTGTAAAATCTACATACTTCTCGGCTTCTTCTTTTGTCAATCCCCACTTCATCAAAAGGTTGACAACTGCACTGTCATTGACATCAGTGGTGTTGGCAGCGAAGATGCGAGCAATATATTCAAGAACTTGACCGGCAGTGATACCCCATTTTTGAGCAAGGATTGACACTTCTTCGCTTGAAACTTGACGATCTGCAAAAACTTGAAGAAGGTCTGCGTATCTTTGAGCGGCTTCATTGACTTTCATCTGCGCTTCGGCATTTGCAATGATTGCAGCAAGTCTGCGTTGTTCTTCAAGATTGCCTTGCTTGAGCAAATTCAATCGAGCGGCTTCTAACTGAATTGGGTCTTTTTCAGTTGTTGGCTTGACTCCTAATTTGCGAAGAGCGGCAAGAGCTGCCTCAGATGCAAGTTGCTCTTTTGTCTTCTTGGTTGAAGTCGTCGTGATATTGACGAACTTCTTGTTTTGTATATTGGCGGCAGCAGTTGCCTGAGCAATCCTGCCTAAATCCTTGAGGTGATTATTGACAACCTGCGAGTTGGTTTGAATGGCAGCACTGTTTGAATTGACACTATCGGTCAACTGATTGATGGCATACCAAGTCGTTCCTGCGGCGGCAGCGAAGGCAACAAGACCTGCGGCGGCGGCAAATGCCGATGTTCCGCCGGTTGCGAAAGCGGTGGCAGTTCCTGCGGCAGTGCCTGCGACCGCCTGACGCTTGAATTGAGCGGTAAGTAATTTGAGAGCGCCGACGACTGCGATGATGCCTGCATAAACTTTTGTTCCAACAAAAATTCCTGTGAGAATGCCAGCGAAGACTTTGAATGTGGTCAAGTTGTCGGAAATCGTCTTGAACATTCCTGCAAGTGCTTTAGCGGCGCCAAGAGCAAACTGAATGACATCGCCTAAAGTCTTGGCAATTTCATCTTTGTTCTGCGCAATAAATTGTTCAAAAACAGGGATTAGTTGCGTCTGAAATACTTTTGCTAATTCTTCGAGAACAGGGATGAGAGCATAACCAAGGCTCTCCAAGGCTTCGCTGAAAGAGATGCGAAGCGCAGTCATTCTGCCTTCAAATGTCTGTGCGCGTGTAGATGCTGCGCCCGCAAATGTTGAACCAAGTTCCTTCAAGGCGGCATTAAGGTCTTTGCTCTTCTTGATGTCCTCAGATAATGGAACGCCAAGTTTTGTCAGAGCGCCGATATTGCCACCGACGGCCTTGGCAAGAGCTAAGGAAACGCTCTGCAAATCTTTTTGAGCGCCTGCCGAAATATCAAGGGCAAGGCTCTGAAGCGCTTGAGCCTCAGTAATGTCCTGAGTCGCATTCAGTAGAGTCGTTAGCGATGGCCTTAATTCGTCATCGGTGACTGCAACTAATCTTTGTTGTGCCGAAATATAATCTTCAACCGAAGCAATGGCACTGTCGCTCGCCCCTGTCGTGTTGCGAAGGGCATTGGCAAGGAGAGCCTGTGACTTCTGATCCGCGATAGCGGCCTGCACTCCGTCAACGGCGAGTTTGGTTGCCAATGCTGCTGCCGCGACAGTGGCGGCGCCGAAGGCTTTGGCAATTTTCTTGGCAGAATTGGTGAAGGTTGCTTCTAATTTCTTGAGGTCATTGAGAGCTTGCTTGGAACCTTTGTCGTTGTAGACCGTGACAATGCGTTCAATAATTGCCATCGGTTATTCCTCTCTCCTGCTCAAATTCGCATCCATTCGTGCTTGTGCTTTTGATTCGGCAGTCTTGACCGCTTCAAAGATAGCACGCTGCGCAGACTTCTTGTTGTCATCAACTGCCTTGATAAGTGCGCGACCTTTATCTTGTCCAAGACCTTTGGCAGTTGGGAGAACGCCATAATACTTTTCAAGAGTCTGAATAAAGTCTTGAGATGCAGTTGGATTTGTAGATCGAGATGCACGAGTTCTTGCTCTGCTTGCTTTACTTCCGCGACCGGCAGTTTCAAAAATAGCACCTGCGGCATTGCGTTGAACTACCCCATACGAATTGCGAAAACCTGTGGCGCTTGATTTTGAACTTGGAGTCAAGGCAGTGATTCCTGCTTTGGCTTTTGCTGCATCAAAGCGCACGAATAAACCGCGACTTTGCCCTTGTTGTAATGGCCCAACAAGATTCGCATTCTTGTTTTCTCTTGCCCAACCTGACGGATGAATGTCAAATGGGATATTGCCACGGGCTTCTGTGACCATCTTGCTCAGAATACCCTTGACCTCTTTATCAAGTTGCTTCTTGAGATCAGGCGCGAAACGCTCAATGGCAGAGATTGTGTTATTCAATCCCTGAATTGAAATCCGATAATTCGGTGAGTCCATTACTTGTTCCGCGCCTTTGCTCGTTCTTTCACATAAACAAACATTGCTTCCAAAATACCGTCAGGCGCATCAACTAATGCGACCGGCGAAATTCCCGTCTCCACAGAGAGAGCTGCTATTGAATAAATCAGACTGTCTCTGTGGATTCGGAAGAAGGGTCTGTGACCAGCGAGACTTCTTCAAGAGTATCAAGGAAGTCGGAGCCAAAAGGCTTGACGACACGACCATTGTGTTTCATTGCAGACCAAGCAAGGAAATAGATATGTTCCAATTTCTGCTCTTCGGCAATGAGTTTAGCCAAGCCTTTATTGTATTTTGTTTCAAATTCAACGATGATGCGTGGGCGCAACGCATAAGTTGCATCCATACCATCAGTCGTTTTAACGCGGATTTTCAATCCATCCATTTATTTTCCCCCTAGTAGTTGTCAGGATGTTGCTTTATTGATGGCACCCGAAATCGGCCAAGTCACACTCGCAGTTGCTAATTCTCCCACAGCACCATTGAGTGGTGTCCATTCTGAGATAAGAACTGAGAAGGTGTATTTGGGATTTGTGGCACTGACTGTCGTGTTGACAGGTCGAACTTCACAGTTGATGGCAGTTCCAAGCAAAGGATAAATCGTAGATTCAACCGAGCCTGAAGCGTAGTCTTGATGAAATTCAAAGCTGACAGAGTTATCTGCCAAGCCCGCCACTCTCTTCTTTGCCGTATCCCCGAACGCCGTCGTTTCAACGATGTCGTAAGTGGTGTTCAGTGACACGCTCGCAATGTGATCCGATAAGTCGGTTGATGCGAATGTCACATAGGCATTGGTGAGAACGAGTCGTGCCACTATGCAGTTGCCTTCGTGATTGCTCCGCTAACAGGCCAAGTCACTGAAGCAGTGGCAAGTTCGCCGACTGCGCCATTGAGTGGTGTCCACTCTGAGACAAGAGCGGTTGCGGTGTAGGAAGGATTTGTTGCGCTTGTAGTTGATCCATTTGGCTTCACAACAACAGTGGTTGTGGTTCCAAGTAGAGGATAGACAGTCGCTTCAATTGAACCTGAAGCGTAGTCCTGATGAAATTCCAAAGTGATTGAGTTATCTGCAAGACCACCGATGCGTGAGCGTGCGCCGGTTGTTCCGAATGCAGTGGTTTCAACAACATCAATGGATGAGTTGAGAGTTACTGATGCCACATGGTCGCTGACATCAACAGAGTTGACAGTGACATAGGCATTTGTGAGGACAATGCGTGCCATTAGTTTTTGGCTCCTTCTTGTGCTGGTTTGATTGTTGGTTTATTTGCTACTTCAAGATGACCGCCAACAATGAGAGCATCAATGTTTGCGCCTGCATCTTCGAGTTCTTTCAAGGTAAGAATCTCACCTTGCTTCTTTCCACAGACCTCGCGGTCTGAGATGACCTTGTAAGTCATTTATTCTCCTATCCCCAAAGCGTGAGTCTGTATCTGTAAGAGAGAAAAGTGACGCCTTGTGAATCATAAGTGCCTGCTTCAGCGCCTGTGACTCGCAGTGTGTTCACTGCTCCCGACAAAGTGCGATCACTTTCAAGCGCGGCCTTGATAGAGCTAGCACCTGACCCTGCAAGGTAGGCATCCAACTTGTCTTGTCCTGAGCGTTCTGAAAAGCGTTGCACAATCACAAGGACATCAACTTGCGCTTGGTCAAGACCACGAGCATTGTCAATATCAAATGTGAAATCTAGTTGTCCGACTACTGCGGCAGGTGGCACGACAGTATCGGGGATCAAGTCATAAGCACGCAGACCTGAGATGGTTTGAAGCGCACTCTTGAGTCGGTCACGAACAGTGCTTGGATTCATACTGCCAAACCATTATTTCTTTTCATTGGGCGAAGTAGCGCCTCAACATCAGGATCAAGCTTTGATGCTAGACGCACTGTTCCAAGTTCGGGAGTTCCTGCAATACCGAAAGGCGATTGCTTGCGCACAAAGAGGCGCGAAGATTGAATGATGCAGGCCTGATTGACTTCCGATGGGATTGCCGACCATCCCCACACGCCTGTCACCTTGACTGCCTGTGGCAAGTAATAAGGGAAGACATAAGCGCCTGTTGCCAAGAGTCTTGTGTAAGGCCAACCGCGACGAGGGTTATTGATTGGCTCAGTCATAAAGTCAGAAGTTGACCACACTGTTGACCAAGTTTGATTGAAGTTGTCGTCGGTGGCAATGCCTGTAATAGAAGTGAAATCATCTACCGCAAGACTCCAAGGATTTTGTGCGGTGTAATAGCGAACAACAGGGCTTTGGCTTGTGCCGTCAGCATAAAAGAAGCGCCCGCAATAGTCATCAATCATTCTGCTCGTGGCAGTAATAGAGATTTCAAGCAAAGCATCATCGCTTGTATCAGTTATCGCTAGAGATGACTTTACTTCCGCGAGAGTTGCGTAGCCGTTGGTGATTGCCACTTGTAGTCCTCTTCTTTGGTTTTGATTGAATTGCTCGCTCAAGTTTAGGAGCGGCGGTTGCAGTTTCCTTGCGCTTTAGTCGCGCCATGAGTCGTGGTGTTCCTCTTTGAGCCAATAAGACTTTTGATGAGGCAAAATTGCTGCGGTGTTCACATATATTGGGAAACCTAAAGACTTGATACGGCGACAGAAAAGCAAGTCCTCGCCTATCCATTCGCCTTTGACAGGCCCATCCCAAAACCAACACCAATCCTTGCCTTGATTAGGATCAGCATTGTCGCGGATAGCTTCAAGAACGCTTCGGTGAACCATCAGGCACCCTGTGCCTGCGGCATCAATCTCAAAGACAGAGTTCTTGTCGTATTTGTAAAGTGGAAGAAATCCATTGGGTGAGTCTTGAAAAATTGCGGGAACAGGCTTGGGATATGGCTTGCCTGCGACTCCAAAGCCCGCAAAGACTAGACCGGCAACGACAGGGCGTTCTTTATCGTGTGCGGTTTCGCATAATCTGTCGAATGTCAACACATCAAGTTGTTCATCCGAATCAATCATCAAGAGCCAATCAGAGTCAGTCATTTCTAGGAATTGCTTGACTACTCGGTTGCGCTGCTTGGAAAGTAAGCCTGAACCTTTAATGCGAACAAAAGGGCCAAGCCTTGATGCTCGTGCCGATGCGAGTTGGATAAGGTGATAAGCGAATCCGCCATTGACCATTCCAGGATCACACGACCCAATTGAAACTTTGTGACCTGATTTCATAAGTTCCCCCGAACTTTAGGAAGTGCAGAGACGATTAAGTCGGGGGGCCTTAACCGCCTCTGCACAATCTTGACTTCTAGTTAAAGACTAGAAGGTTGGTGCTGACAAGCCTGTTCCACTGATGATGGAAGCGGCAGTTGGGTAACGACCTGCGGTATAGGCAGCGTAACCATAAACAACGGTCTTGATGGTGAGGTTTCCTGCACCTGTCGCGTCGTAGCGAAGGGTGAATGGAGAACCTGGTTGTTCCCAAAGGTGAGATTCGCCTGCGGTCACAACATAGATTTCATCTTGATTTGTTGTGGTTCCGTAGGTTGTTCCGATGTTTGCATCAGTCACAATTGGAAGACCCATCATCTGATAACCGGAGTTTCCGTAAGCAGCAGCACCTGCACCGACACCTGAAGCGTTCGTTGGGCCATTAGCCGCAGGAACAACAAGTGGACGGTTTGTTGAATCAACCGCAGCGAGCAAGAATGCAAGGCGGCGTGGGTGCATTACGAAGTGAGTTGGGTTGACAAATGCGTTTGTCTGAATCTGCTGAATTGCGTCAGCGAGCTTCGGATATAGCAAACCTACTGTCGGAGCAGTTGAGGTGAAAGTGATTGCGTTTCCACCTGCATTGCGAAGACCTTGAATCTGTCCTGCGTTTCCTGATCCGTTGAGAAGTTGTGCATCAAGTGTTGTATGCCAAGACTTGATGAGGTCTGCTGCTACGAAAGCATCAATACCTGTTCCGCGTTCAATTGCTTGACGGGAAATATCTTGCTGACCGGCAATGGTGCGAACATTGATTGTCAATAGTGTGTCATCAACATCTGTTTCGCTTACTGCATCGTTCTGTGTTACTTGAACCGCAGTTGACGAACCTGTCGTCATGCGACTGATGTTCAGAGTCATTCCAGAAGGTGGGAGTGTCATCTTGTTTGTCACGAAGTCTGCGAATGGGCGACCTGCACGAGCAAGTGGCGCAGCGAGATCAACGAGATATTGTGGGATAACTAGACCATCAAACTGAGCAGTTCCGACATCGCGACGCTCAATTGACTCTTCGCGCTGATGGCGAGCGAGGCGTTCTTGTGCTGCATAGTCTGATTTGAACTGTGCGTTGTAAGCATCCTTGAAGAAGGAAGCATCTGAGTCAGATGTGTAGGTGCGAGCTTCGCGTGTTACCTTGAAACCGCCTACCTTTGGTGTTGCGATGTCTGCTACTGCTGCGCGTGCTTCTGCGGCTTTCGCATCTGCTGCTGCTTGTGCAGTAAGTTTTTCAATCTTCTCATCGAGAGAACGAGATTCAGCGACTAGAGCATCAACCTTTGCGGTTTCCTCTGCGGTTAGATCGGTGCGGTTCTCTGCGGCAACTGCCTCAAGAACTGCATCCATTTCTGCCTTCACTGCATCACGGCGCTCGACTACTTTGTCAAGATATGACATTGAGTTTTGCTCCTTATGAGTTGGGTTGCGAGGTGGTGGCGAAGATGCTCACGGCGCTTTTCGGGTGTGAGGTTCGCTCCGACTTCAATCTGCTCGAATGAGCAGAAATCTATTTTGTGGCGTTGATAATTGCTTGAGCAAGGCGCAAAGAAATCTTGCGACCTTCTTCTTCACTTGGCGCAGGTAGCGGATCAATAGCGCGAAGTTCTGATGATTTATGACCGACGAGGGTTTCAGTCTCAACCCATCCATCGCGGAGTTCACGATAAACGCGAATCAAAATTGCAGGGTCGCCTTCCTCTGCGGTAATAGAGAAATCTGAGTTTGGGATACCAAGGACGCCTTCACGCATAACATGTTCAATGCGACCACGAGCGGTGCCACCTGACGAATCCCATTCAACGAAATCGCCAACAACATCAACGGCGCGAGCATATTCTTCTTCGTCTTCCTCTTCTTCAATTTCGTCATTATCGCCAACCATTTGAGCCATCAATTCAACTGCTCGCATAATATATTCGTGACCTTCTGATAGGTCTGAGAAAATGCTTTGTAATGCGATAAGCGAGTCACCTGTAACTTCGCGACCTTCTTTGATTGCCTTGATAGCGTTCTTGATATGTTCACGGGCTTCAACAGTCGTTGTTGGATAGGCAGGATATGTCACAACAGAGACATCGCCATCTGCTAGTGAGACTTCGGTGAGAACTCGGGTGCTTCTATCATCATTCCATTTTTGACGAATAACGCGGAAGGCGAAGGACATTTGATCCACATCGCCACGACGGACAAGTTCATAAATATCGCGACCTTCTTGGGTGTCTGCAAGTTGCGCATCAAATCTCAATCCGCGCTCATCTTCTTCAAGTTTCAAAGTGCCATTCTTTGTGCGAGCTAAAGGCAGACCTTCGTGATTGATAAGAAGGCGCACATCAGGTGTTTCACTGAGAGTCTTACGGAACGCTCCTGGCGCGATGCTCTCTTTGAAAGGCAGTGGAAGGCTTGAGTCATTGAAGACCGCCGCGTAACCAGATAGGCGCATTTTCTTGCCATCTGCTCGCGCTTCTACATCGCGCACTGTGTAAGTGCGGCGTTCGATTTTCTTTGCCATTTTGCTCCTTGAATCGGCTTCGGCATCTAGGGCATCAATCTTTCGTTGCGCCCAATTTTGCGCTCTGTCACTAAAGTTTGAATCTCCGCCCCACAATAACCAAGCAACAAGACCTGCTCCTGGATATTGCGGATGCGATGAATCTCTGTTCTTTGGCGCTTGGCCGTCAACTTTATGACGAGCAAACCAAGGTGCCATCTTGCGAACTTTGTTTTCGCTGATTCGACCTGCGGTCATTTCGCGTGCTTCGCGCTTTGTGCCATCAGTTAAACCATCGCCCCCAAAACCTTCCTCAAGATATTTCAAACCACGAGCTGCGTTGTCGCGGATAAATTGAGGTGCGGTCAAATCTACTTGGCGAACTTCTCCGCCTGGTTCCATATCTTCTGAAATTGAAACTGCCACCATTTGGTCAATCGCATCTTGCTTTGAAGAATGACATCCGATTGTCGTATAAGAACCATCAGATTCTTCTTTGACTGTTGCCCATCCTTGGCAATCATCTTGCTTGTCTGATATGTAATAGGGCATTTTCTCTTCCTAGATCAAGAGCAACAGTTCGGACTCGTCTTCTGTGATAGAGAAGGTGATGTCGCTCGTGGCTTCTGAATTTAGACCCCCGAATTGCGCAGCGACAATGATGCCGAACTGCGTCTTCGCTGAAGGTTCTTCAACAGGTTGTGGTGGTTGTAGCAGATTCGGTTGAATAAACTGTGGGCTGCCACCTGTATTGGCTACAACCTGCGATTCAGGTCTTGTGCCGGCGGAAGCATTCAATCCACCAAGAAGACCTGTTGCGCTCACATAATGCGTCATCGAAGACGACGCACTTGCCGATATTGCTCCAAGAAGAGCAGTGGCAGTCACAACATTTTCAACTTCAGCATTCGCCGAAGCAGTCAAAGAACCAAGAGAAGATTCACCTTGTGCGTTGTGAATGACAGTCGCATTTGCCTGACTTGACAAGATGCCAAGTTCGGCGGTGCCGGTTGCTAGGACTGAAACAACGCTTGTTGCTTCTGTAACCAACGCACCAAGAGATGCATTGGCAGTCGCGTAGTTTGTGACTGAAGCATTTGCGCTTGCATCTAATTGACCAAGAGCGCCTTGCGCAGTTGCAAATGTCGTTCGCGTTGCCGTCGCCTGTGCAGTTATTCCGCCAAGATTTGAACTTGCGACACCTATCGGGCCAAGACGATCCTCACCAAGTTTGCTTGTGCCGAGGATAAAGCCTGGCATTGATTAGCTCGCGATTGTTAGAGAAGCGGTAAGAGAACCACTAGGGATGACATAAGTATCGCCAGCAGTATATGCGTTGCCGCTAATAGTGCCACTGAAAAGGAAATTACCAGCAGAAGCATTATCCCAAGCGGTGAAGAAGGTGGCATCTTGACTGCCTGCGATATTTGTCCAAGTAATGTCTGCATCACTTGCCAAAGCCCCCGCACTTGCCGCGCTAAACGACGCGGCCTTGCGTGTTGTTTCGGTTGCTGCATTCGCAGTTCCATTCGCCCCAGGGTCGCCCGTGTGGAGTTTGATATAAACAGTCGTGACTGAAAATGAAGTTGCATTTCCAAGAGCGTCAAGAAAAGAGTTTGCTAGATACGAACTAAGACCTGTTGCCATTATTCATCTCCCTCAAGGAACTCTTCGACAACTTCAGCGATTCTGTTGTTTTCATCGCGCTTGACAATCTTGCGAACTCTCTTGCGCTCGATGGTGTTTGTGACTTGAACATTTGGAGCTTCGACATTGACAGTTGGTGCGGCCACTTCAACATTTGGTGCCTCAACTGTGATATTTGGTTGCTCAACTTCAACAATAGGGGTTTCAATATCCACATTCGGTTGACCGACATTGACGATGATGTCAGGCATTTCTGGCATCTCGCGCACATCGTAGGCAGCCGCAGGATCGGCAGGATCAATTTGAGAAATCGGTTGAAGTTGTGAACTTGGAACGCCTGTGTGTGCGATAGGCACCATCTCAACTGCTTTGAGAACCTCGGCAGGATCAAAGCCAACTTGAACCAACTTGCTAACAATGTCAGCACGCAAATTGAGTCCAACATCCTTGGCATCGGCAGCATCAATGTTCTGTAATGGAACGCGGAACTGATCGCCTGCTTCTCCGATAGGTGACAAATCTTCAACCGAGCGAACATCATTCAAGGAGAGGAAACCTTCACGAAGACCTTTGGTGTAGGCCTCGTAACGCTCAAGAGTTGTGCCACGAAGGAGAGCGTCAAGGTTGAATTTGATAAAGCCATCAGACTCAGGAAGCAATGCCGAAAGGCTCTGCTCTAGGCGCTCAAGGAGCGGGCGAAGGCTATGTTGGACAAATGAGAGGTTTTGAGCTTCAACCGAAGCAAATGACATGGCACCTGCTACGGGATGCCCTAGAAGGCTCACAGGAACGCGGAAAAGGCGTGCTATATCCTCAACATTGAAGCGACGAGCCTCAAGCAACTGAGCATCGGCAGCGTTCAAAGTTAAAGGCTTGAAAGCAGCGCCACCTGACAAGATTCCGATTCTGCCTGCACGATAAGGGCCTGTGTGAGTGATGTTCCAATCACGACCAATATCTTGCGCCTGCTCTTGTGTCAGTTCGCCAGGAACCTCAATAACTCCGCCAGGGTTGGCAGCGTTGCCAAAGTAAGCGGCAGCGTAGGTGTCGGCGGCCATTGCCGCGCCTATGGTAAGGCGAGCGGCAGAGACAGGGCCGAGGCCATAGTGTGATCCTGGAAGTCTGAACATCGGGATATGCAAGATTTCTCTGCTTGTGAGAATCTCGGTGCGTGCCTCATTAACATCACGAATGGTGACTTCATAAACAAGCGGCTCATTCGGGCGAAGGCGACGAATGCGAACCTCGTCAGGGTTCAAGCAATAAAGTTCAAATACTTCATCGTTCTCATCGCGCACTGTCAAGATGAAAGCGTTGCCGTGAAGGTTGAGCGAGGCAATAACTTGCTCAAAGAACTCAAGACGCGAGGTTTCAGGATTTGGGCGGTTTATCCATTCAGGTTGTGAACCATAGACCGCAGCATAAGAGATTCGATTACGACCACGGCGAACATAGGCGCCGAGTGGAAGCGATGAAATTGTGTCACCGAGTAGGCGAACGCAGGCATACACAGTTGACATTCTGATAGCAGAGTCGGCGGTGACATCAATTCCTGATGGTGCCATAAACGCAGGGCGACCAGGAATGAGTGGTTCAACCCATTGCGAATCATTTGACCGCTTGGCAAATCCACTACGAATGCGCTTTGAAATTCCCATCAGTTAGCCTTCTCCGTGATCCATACTAGAAATGACCCCAAGCAGATGAGAGCTAGAGGGATTGAAAGTAATGCAAGACCTGTTGTGGCAATGACTAAACCGCCAAAGCCAACGAGGGCAGAAATATCAATCTTCTTCATATCGCCTCTCAGACTTGTATTGAAAAGAACTTAGCCACAGGCGCCTTTGGCGGTGGCGGTTGTGTTGCCCTGTCATAGCCAAAAATGGCAGCGACGGCGGCATCCACTTTGCGCCGTGCCGATGCCTTGGCAACCATCACTCCGCGACTTGATTGCTTTGTCACGCAGTTGGCGATGTGTCTGGCAAGACCTTCGTGTCCGTCATGTGTGAAGGATTGATTGACGACTGCTTCGTAGAACTTCTGCGTTGCAGGAACCATGCGTTCTGCTGAGTTGGGATAAGCCACAACGGGCAATCCTTCTTCGTCGAGAACCATAAAGGTTCTGTTCCACCTTGCGGGATCGAAAACAATCTCTCGGACATTGATTCGATTATTGCGTGCAGTGTTGATGATTGCCTGCTCGACTTCGGCGACCGGCACGAACCATCCTTGTTCTGCATTATCAGGCTTCTCCCATAATCCAATCACTGAGCAATGTGGTTTTTCTCCGCCGAGATACCACGCAAGCAAAGCGGTTGAGTCATTGGAAAATGAACCATCAAAGGCAAGCACTACATCTTCACCAGGAATGTTCGGTCTGCCTTCATAGACAAGAGCTTCCCACGAACCTTGCGGAAGCCACGCAGTCGTTGTGCTGACAAATGTGTTGCATCGCTTGGTGCGAAATTCTGCTTCAGGTGTCCGCAATACTGCCGACTCAAAATCACCAATATCAACGATGTCACCGAGACCAGGGTTGGCTTCTGCCCACACTTCAGGTTTTCTATGATCGGCATCAACGGCGGTTGGTTCCCACCACGCAAAGAAGAACGATGGATCGGTTGCTTCGCCTTTGACTAACTTCTGTCCGTATTGATAGAGCGAGTAACAGAGCGAGTCTTGACCATTTGCCGATGTCTTGACTCCCGCAGTCGTAATGCCGAAAAGTAAAGAATCCGCACGAGCGCCACCGGCAAGGGAAAGCGTGTTCCATAAATCCCACGACGGTTGTGCGTGAACCTCGTCAAAGATGACAAGCGGTGAAGGGTTGAGGCCTTCTTTGGTGTAGGCCTCGGCAGAGAGAACACGATAAACACTCGCCTTGTCTTTGTATTCAATAGCGTCACGATAGAGAGTGAACATTGATGAAAGTTCTTCATCAAGTTCAATCATTCGTTTTGCAGTTCCGAAAACGATGCGTGCTTGATCTCTATCTGCTGCGCACGAATAAATTTCTGATCCGTTGCCACCGATAGTCAAGCCTGCAAGACCCATTGACGCTGCCAATGCGCTCTTGCCATTCTTGCGAGCCATTCCAACAAGTGCAGTGCGATGTCTGAATCTGCCATCGTCTCGGCGAGCTAGTGCGTGGCGTAGAAGTTCCTTCTGCCAATCACGAAGCACGAGAAGTTTTCCGGCAGGAGAAGCGACGGAATCTTTCGTCACTCGACAAACGGCCTCTGCGAACTTGGCATAGATGTCGCCATCGCCAGCGTCTTGTTCAGACTGTGGCACCGGCGTAAGCCAGCGCGGGGGCCAATTACTTTGCGTCATTCTTCTGCGCCAATATCTCTTCGAGCTTGGTGCGAGCCTTGACTTCTGCCACGCCCATCTTGCTTCGATCCACAGGCGTCAGTCCAAGTTGGCAAAGAAGTTTGAAAATCTCAGTCTCAATCGTTGAGAGCATTCCAAACAAAGGGTTGGCATAGGCATAGCCTTTGTCGGTGTAAAGAACGAACTGACTTTTCTTCATCTGCTTTGACAGTTCTTTTTGACGAGTCATCTTTTCCACAAGCGAAGTCAACAAGTGTTCGTCAGTGACCGCAATCCAAGGCGCAAGCCTGCGCAACTCAGACCACTTCTGCTTTTGAACCTTGCTTAAGTGCGCAGGTGGTTCGCCTGCTAGTTGTGGAAGCACAATGACCTTGCCTTCGTCAGGCAGTTTTCGTCTGCCAGGATTTCCCAATAAACGCTTGACTTCATTTGGTTTTGGTTGTGGGCCTGGCATTACAAATCAACACTCACTTGAATAAAACCCCCGTAGGTTGTATCTTGCGAATAGGTGTAAGACGGAATACGCGGGGTGCTTTACGCGCTCGTTTCCTGCACTTTTT